GAATGCTATGTTGACCCAACAGCAAACTATGATAGGAGATATGTAAAAAGATGTGATAGTATATGGATATTAATGATGCGTTGTTAAGTCAATGGGAACCTAAGATTCAGAGGATGATTTAATAATAACTTCTAATGAAGAGCTATGGTTAAGGTCTTATCGGTCTGAAATTAACATGTCCAATACCTCTGGGGGAGGGGCTTCCTTAAACATGATAGATGGAGGAATGGTTGCTTTTTTTCATGATAGTGGTAATCATGTTGACATAACTGCACCAGCATCTAATCCTCCAACTACTTATGCAATACGTTTACCACAAGCGCAGCCATCTATTAATGATGTTTTAAAAGTTGCTTCAACTGATGATGATGTACATTCATTAGAATGGTCAGGTGGGAGTGGTGGAAATAGCTTTTATAGAATAGCAGTCTCAGAAGGGGCAACTGGAGTTAGCAATCCTGACCCATTTTATGTAACTGCTGACCAATCCCAGGATACTTTTGGGCTGATAACTGGAGACAATATTAGGTTCACAGGGATAGATGGAACTGACCCAGAATATAGTACTGTGGAAATTGAAGCCTTCACTATTGGAGGTTCTTTTGACTCATATGTTCTCATTGCTCTTGATGACGATGGGGGAAGTGCCAGTGGGGGTACTCTTGAGGCTACTACATCCAATGATACGCTAACTTTTATAGCAGGCGATAACATTACTTTACAAAGTGTCCCTAATGATGACACAATAAAAATTTCAGCCTCTGGTACTACTGGTGGGCCTCTGGGTGGAAATAATACATGGACGGGTATCAATACCTTTAATGGATACTCTACCTTCTTTTATCAAATGGCTGGTTTTTATAACGGTGCGGCTGGTGAGGCTGCTTTCATTGCTACTGTATCACCAGGACAGTTTGAGGAGGGCTTTTGGTTAAAGAATGAGTCTACCCCAGCTACGCCTACTGGTGGGTATATTAGAGTATTCTCATCTACTGGTAGCGCACTTTCATATAAAACAGCTAGTGGAACTGTAATTAGTTTGGCGGGTTCTACAAGTTCTTCGTTGGCATTAAAAGATAATGTTCGGACTATAGAAATTGATACATCAAAAGTTTTAACTCTTTCCCCCAAAACTTTTGAATGGAAGGATGATGCTGAAACAGTACCGGAGCATATGAGGGGAGTAAAAGATTTTGGTTTGATTGCTGAAGAAGTACATGAAATTTTACCAGAACTTATAATATATAATGGAAATAATGAACCAGCAGCAATTAATTATCATATGATAAGTGTATTATTATTAGGCGAAATGAAAAAACTAAAGGCTAGAATAGAAATATTGGAGGGAAATTAATATGTCCGTAGATATCACGTTAACTTTTACAGATGAACAATGGGAATTTATTAAAGCAACTTATCCAAAACATGCTGCATATGGTGACCCATCATTTACAAAACCTACGGAAATTACTCAAGCTATTATAGAACGTGAATGTTTAGAAATATTAAAAAAGAATCTTAGGGTTGGGTTGAAAATGTTGCAGGAATCTGCGCTATTAGATACAATTAGGCCAACAGAGGCGTGTGAACACATGGAGGAGGTGGAGGAGTAACATGGCTAAAACAATATCGTTTGATTTGACAGATGAACAGTGGGAGTTGGTACAAGAATATTTTTTGTTTGCACATCCTGAGACTAAGCATACGGTTAAGCCCACAACCGTAGAAGAATTATCTGATTTTTTATTTGCTTTCGTTAAGAAGCGTATTAATGGGGAAATTCAAGGGCAACGTGTAAATGCTCTAAATGAAACAGATGATTTCTAATGACTACCAGGCAGCAAGCTATTGCTTTACGGCAAGAAAATCCCTTCTTGTCTATGGTGGATATTGCTAAAGAATTAAACGTATCTAAACAACGCATTCATTTTCTTCTTAAACAAGAAAACTTATCTACTTCATCCATTAAACTCAAGAAAGCAGTTTATTGTAAATTATGTGGCAAACCTACTACGGGAGCCAAGACCTGTAAAGAATGTCATTTTCCCTATTATTTCCTCAGGGTTAATTGTGCTTTCTGCCATGTTCCGTTCTATCTTAGAAAATGTGAAATTCGTAGAAGGCAAACATATGGGTATAATAACATATACTGTGGTAGAACATGTTTCTATCGTGGGAAACGAGATGGATTAAGTTGACAAATCTTTAAAAAGGTGTTATAATGAGTAACAAATTGGAGTCTTATATAAGTTTCCTTTCCTCTAAACATCAAGCTCTTATAGATGATGTGAGGTCTGGAGCTAATGAAACATTCACAATTTTATCTGTTATTCATTGGATAAGTCATTCGGAAGAAGTGCCTGGGAAATTAAGTGACTTAATTATTAAAGAATGTCAAGATATACTAGGTAAATTCACGCCTAACAGTGAAGGTATTTCTTCTATGGCTTCTTTAACGTTAAGGCCAGATAAATGCAGACCCGCATGTTTCTGGAATTGGGATGATTATGAAAGGATTCAAATGAAATTACCCACATTAGAATTGATGGTGGGTAGGAAGATGGCTATCTTATCTAAACCTTATGAGAATGCTATGTTGACCCAACAGCAAACTATGATAGGAGATATGTAAAAAGATGTGATAGTATATGGATATTAATGATGCGTTGTTAAGTCAATGGGAACCTAAGATTCAGAGGATGTTAGGTACTGTATGGATTTCAGGGTATGAACGAGAAGATTTAGCTCAAGAATTGCGTATTGTGGTTGTTAAAGCAGCTAAAGCCTTTGATGAAACTAGGGGAATATTGTTCCATACGTATTTACACACCGCTATGGTAAATACTTTAAGAACTCTGTTAGCTAAAGCTCATAAACAACTAGACACTAAGAGTTTGGATTTTACGTATGCAGAAACTGATTTATTACCTTTAGATATAGTAAAGGCTTTAGCAGATGAAAGTGATTTTACATTAGATTTTGATGTAACTGATGAAATTTTTTCTTGTGGGCTAACTACAATCGAACAAGAATTCTTAGTTCTCCGCTTAGAAGGGTTAACGATGGAAGAAATTACAGAAGATTTGGGGGAACCAGCATATAAAATTCGTCAATCCCTAAGGAAAAAGGTTTTAGATGGAACCAACCTCTACGAAAAGTATTCTGCTTTATAACGCTAGGGATTTACATCAAGCCTTTGTCCAATTGTATGAACAAAAATACCAGCAGAAATACCTAGTTAAATCTTTCATAGGATATGAAATGAAGGGTTTAAAAGCCCTTCTAGATAAATATGATGTATGGTCTGTTTTATGTGCTATTAGAAATTGTATTAAAGTAAATAGTAATAATGTAACTGTTCATTATGTGATTTCATCACCTAAGGAATATTTACCAGATGCCAACGCTGAAATACAGTGGATGGTTAGTGAGTATGGAACTCCCGAAATGAAAACTAAATGGCGGGAGTTTTTGCTTTTCACTAGTCAATGGTTTCCTTCCGCAACACAGAACAAACGTCAAAAAGTCTTATTACAAGAATTGCAAGGGTGGGTATATGAAAAAGAAAAACAACAGGGGTGGATTGATTAAACTGAAACCTACTAATATTATAGATAGACAAGCACCTGAAGGGTTATTTAGAGTGATTGGCATAACTGATAATCATCAATCTGTTTGGATTGAAGGGACATATTCAGATTTTAAATCCGCTAAAATGATGGTTGACAAAAAAGTAATTAAGGGTGTACAGTATTGCATACACAGTGATTCAAACAGAATTTTATATTCAGTTAGGGGATAAGAATGGAGAGCTTTGAGTTCATAGAATCAGCCATTATATTTGGGCTAGATAACAAAAGAAGTTTAAGAGAGTTTCGATATTCAGCCAAGGATTTTGCTAAATTTGGAGAAGTATATAAATTTGTAGTAGGCCATTTTGATAAGTATGGGGAGTTTCCTTCTCCATCTACTTTGGTACAAGAGTACAGCCCAATTGGTTTACACCCAGAAGCACAGAGCGTAAACTTTGATTATGCCATAGATTGTTTTAAGAAACAGGTACTACAGCGACAGATTATTACTGCTGTACGTACACAGAAGGAGACAGTACAAGAGAATCCTAAACAGGCATTATCTGCTATTATGACAAGCCTCACAGATATTGAGGTGGCTTATGATGAAGATGTAGTAATGTATGATGAGGGTTCTGTAGATAGACTAGAAGAATGGAGAGCTAGAACCCAACAGCGTAAGATGGGAGATGGCTTGATGGGTATTGCTACATCCTTCCAATCTCTAAATGGTACTGGGGTAGGTTGGATGCCTGGTGAATTGATTGCTTTATTTGCTAGACCCACCGTTGGTAAAACGTGGTTATGTGTTCATGCTGCTGCTACCGCTATTATGCAGGGAAAGAAGACCCTCTTAATCTCTACTGAAATGCCTGTTTCTTCAATTAGTTTGAGAATAGATGTAGTATTAGGAGCAATGAACGGATACAAACTTTCGCATAAAGCTTTGCGTACTGGTGAACCCATTGATGAAAAAGTATACACTAAGTTTTTGCAGGAGCAAGCTGCTAATAAATCCCTGTTAGTGTGTGACCACATTGCAGGACAATCTACTATATCTCTGGAGAGCATTGCTGCTATTATTCGTAAGCATAATCCTGAGTTTGTAGTAATAGATGGCGTATACTTAATTTCACAGAGTGATTCTAAAAAAGCTATGTGGGAACAAAACCACAGCTTGTTTTATGGTTTGAAGAATTTATGCCTTTCCATGAATACTTCTATTTTAGTTTCAACGCAAGCTAATAGGGATGCCTCTAACATCTTTGTACCACCTAAAGCTGACCAAGTAGCCTTTGGGGATGCTTTGATTAGAGCAGCAGATGTAGCATTAGCAATGTGTAAAGTGGAAGATGCTGATGATAAACGTTTGATACAGTTCCAAAAATATCGGGATGGAGAACTGCCTTCAGACGTAGCTATAATGCAGTGGGATGTAGACTGTGGAGACATAAAAGAGATTCCTGATTATGTATGGGCTACTGACTTTTAATGATAGCTACTGATTGGGGCCAAATTTTATTACAGCATGGCTTTGATGTGCCTGTAGATAAGGAACAATTTAATATTCTTTGCCCATTCCATGTGGACTCTGTTCCTTCATGTGCTATCAATACCGCTAAAGGCGTGTGGATTTGTTTTAGGGGATGTGGTCAAGGTAATTTAAAAACATTCCTGCAAAAATATTTAGGTGTTCCCTGGTCAGAATTAGATGGTGAATTAGAACAAGCTCAGTGGTCGTTGGATTTATGGGATGAGCTAGAAACCCTGATAGCAGAACCTATACCTGAGATTGAATTACCTATGGGGTTTTCTATTCCTGATAGCCATTGGATTTTTCGCAGAGGATTTCATAGAAACATCTTAGAAGAAACAGGGTGTATAACTAATAATTATGGGGATTTAATCATCCCTGTAAAGGATAGGTTCCATAAACTTCAGGGGTATATTTCTCGTAGGCAACAAGCCGTACCAAAATATATGTACTCGTTTGGTTTTAAGAAATCTACAGTACTATTTGGTGGACACTTGTTAGAGAAAACTAACAAAATTTATGTCACAGAAGGAGCTTTAGATGCCCTATGGTTGAGGCAACACGGCTACCCTGCGGTAGCAGTTCTAGGGGCGCATGTTTCTAGAGAACAGATTAAATTAATCAATGCATTGTATCCTGAGGAAGTAGTTTTATGTTTGGACAATGATGATGCTGGGCAAATAGGCATTAACAAAGCATTAGTTGACATGGAACATAACTATCTGGTATCATATATAGTAATTCCTAAAGGGTATAAGGATGTACAGGATATTCATAACTCTAAAGTCTTAAAACAAGTATTACAAGACAGAGAATATTGGTAAAAGGAGAACTCAAATGAGTGGTATTGCAAGGATTCAACAACTTAGGAATGATTTTCGTAGTGGGGCTGCTTATGCTTCTACTCCTGGGAAAGAAGTGTGGCTTAAAGATGGTGACCAAGCTTTCGTTTCCCCTCTTGCAACTGGAGAAGAAGGCGATTCCAGGCTCGATGAATTTTATATGTTTACCTTTCGGCAAAACAATCGCTGGACAAACGTACTTAAGGATGATGCGGTAGATACTTCGCAAGTTCCAGAGGATGTTCGCCCATCCCATAAGTTTGCGTTTTGGGCTTATGTGCATGAAATTATGCATGAAGAAAGACGTAATGAGGATTGGGAAGCGGTAAAGGGGCCAGCCGGTAAACAGTTGTTTAAGGAAGTGGTAGATGATTTCCGTATTATGACTCTAGGTTTTGGGCGTAGTGATTACGTGTGGAACCAGTTGGTGGAAGTGTATGAAGATTGGGGTTCCTTAGATAAGGGTGTAATGAGGATTAAGCGCACTGGTGCTGGCGCAATGGACACTTCTTATAGCATTACTGCTACTTCTAGGAATCTAGATATTCCCACTGACAGGGGAGAAGAGGTAGAAGAACTACCCACTATTCATGCATACTTTCTAGAGCGGTATGGTGGTGGGGAACCTTCAACTTCTGTGAATGGTACTGTTAAAGAAGTGGGCCTAGGTGACCTCTTCTAAGAGAATAGATTTTGATTCCTACTGCTTGGATATTGCAGACCTCGTTTCCAAACGAACCACCTGTAGTAGAAGGGCAGTAGGATGTGTCTTAACTGATTCTCAAAATCATATAGTAGCTACAGGATATAATGGTGTACCTACTGGATTCACCCACTGTATAGATAATCCCTGTGAAGGAGCTACTTACCCTAGTGGGGAAGGGTTGGATGCATGTATGGCGGTTCATGCAGAGATAAATGCTTTACTGCAATTAAGGTCTGATGATTCCTTAACATGTTATGTAACTACTACCCCCTGTGTTCA